TTAAAAGAGCCTGGGGGTGACTCCAGCCCCCAGGACCCACGTGGTGCCAGCACTACTTAGTTACGATTATTTAGTGCGCCTCTTTTATATCCCCTCCCCCACCCTTCCCTTTTCCTTGAATTCTTTCGTAACAAGTGCCTCAGCATGACGTTTGCACGGTGTACTGTAACCATCAGGCAACCAGCCTGTAAAGCAGGAAGCACTTCTGTTTCCCCGGTGTGGATATTAGGCTGTTCCCACGGCCGAAAATGAAGCATCGTTATCCCCACTGGTACTGCGCGAAAGCTAGTAACACCAATGATTTAGATGGATCTTTCGCTCAGCAATTGCCCCGATTGTAGATCGGGCGGATGGGGCTCCTCGTTCCTCACTGGCGACAGTGGAGGAGCCCGCGTGGCCGCCCGCCTACCCCGCATGGGGTAGGAGGTCCAGATAATGACAGGGTGTGAAGACTCAAGTGCGCTACCAGTGCATCCTCCAGGCCTCTGAATGCGGCTAATCCTAACCCCGGAGCACCCGCTCACAGTCCAGTAAGTAGGGTGTCGTAACGCGTAAGTCTGGGATGGAACCGACTACTTTGAGTGACCTGTGTTTCTTTTATTTTTATTGAGGTTGTTTATGGTGACAAAGATTGGCTCTATCGTGTATAGAGTTTACAAGGTGAAAGAGGATTTTTACAGACTTTTGTTATCAATCTTGTCCTATCCTACCCGCAGGGGAATTGATGATAGAAGTGCTTTTAGAGGTGATTCAATTGATAGCTCAAACAACTGAGAATCTTATTTATTTTTATCAAGGTCTGAATTTGAATAAAGATCCAGTGAATTTTACCCCCACCTATTAGCGACCAAATTCACAAGCAATGGGTGGACAACTTTCTGTGAGTCGTTCTTCGAACGAAACAGATCAAAGCCAAAAAGTGGTTGCCGGGGGCAACGTTACTTACGCCACTTATAATATATATGGAGACACATATGCCTCCGCCTCCACAATGGCCCGTTTTGAGCAAGATCCCACACCCTTTACAAATTCGGCAGTAGATATGACCAAAGTAGCGTTAGCTAGTCCCACGGTTGAAGAGTGTGGTTACTCAGACCGATTGCTGCAATTAACATTGGGCAATTCTACAATCACCACACAGGAAGCTGCACACGTCATTTGTGCTTACAAGAGTTGGCCAAAGTACTTGGAAGACAATGATGCCACCGCTATTGACATGCCAACCAAACCTGACACAGCAGTTTGTAGATTCTACACTCTTGATTCAGTTGACTGGACCACAACATCCAGGGGCTGGTTTTGGAGGTTTCCTGGCTGCTTGAAAAACACGGGACTTTTTGGACAGAATATGGCTTACCATTTCTTGCAAAGGAGTGGCTTCGCATTGCATACTCAGTGCAATGCTTCCAAGTTTCATCAAGGGCTGTTACTTGTTGTGTGGATTCCAGAGTTTGAATTCCTCTCGACCAACATTACTGGGGACTCAGATTCTGGCAGCATTGACACGGATGCTTGGGACACGATGCAAGAAGATTATTACTCATGGCGTCAATTGACAGTTTTCCCACATCAGCTCATCAACCTAAGGACCAACAACAGTTCCACAATCATTGTGCCATATATCAATTGTGTTCCCATGGATAATGGTTTGACTCACAACAATGGAGCCCTACTCATTTTACCCATTGTGCCTTTAGCCTATTCAACAGGTGCGTCCACCACAGTTGCTCTAACCATCAGTGTTGCTCCCATGTGTGCTGAGTACAATGGTCTGCGCTTCGCCATGACACAGGGGCTGCGTTTTAGAGCTCTCCCAGGCTCTGGACAATTCGTGACGACTGAAGCTGCTAGTGCTCCTCCCCTGTTGCCCCATTTTGATTCCACCAATGAAATTGACATCCCTGGTGAGGTGAGAAACCTCATGGAAGTTGCAAAGATTCCCACCTTCATGAACATGAGAATGAACAGCCGCTCGGGTTTTGAGATTACAACAGCAAAGACTCCCGGTGAGGAACTCTATGATGTGGCCTTGCAGTTTGACAACTTAACCTCAGGTTCAGTATCTCCCCTAATGAATTGCTATCTTGGCCAGCTGTCCCGCTTCTTTTCACATTGGTCAGGATCTATACGCATTTCATTCATGTTCACAGGGGCAGCAATGACAACGGGTAAAATCTTGATCTGTTACACCCCACCTGGCGGAGGCAAACCAGGGAGCAGAAGAGAGGGTATGTTGGGTACCCACATCATCTGGGACTTTGGGCTGCAATCCACAGTTGACATGGTTATCCCCTGGGTATCAGCCACCCAATATAGGATCTGTGACCAGCCTAGCCCGGATTCTTATCTGTTCAGTGCTCCTGGTCGATTGACCATTTTCATGCAGACAAGAATGATTGTGCCACCAGACACCCCAACCACTGCATACATTGTTGGGTTTATTTCTGCATGTGATGATTTTGCAATGAGGTTACCAATGGATCATGTCACCCAACAGGGCCCCGTACAGGTGAGTAAGACAGGAGTGGAAGCTAATGGGATCAAAGCAGGACCACTTGCCATCACCGCCCCAACTGAATCAACATCTGGGGAATTGACTACCGAGAACGCACCAGCTCTCGGCGCAATTGAGTCGGGATCTGGAGAAAACACCACCCCAGAACAAGTCATGGAAACAAGGGCCGTGAACGCCACCAAAAGTATGCTTGAGACCAGCATAGAGAATTTCTTTTCCAGATCTGCACTATGTGCTTTGCTTCGCTATGAGCATAAACTAGATGGTACACAGCCAGCATCTGATGCCTACACCACCTGGCAGATTGACCTTCTTAGTGATGCTAATTGGGACATAAAAAGAAAAATGCGCATGTTTACATACGTGCGCTGTGATTTGGAAGTGACTGTGCTCATCACAACATCAGGCATCCAAAATTATGAGAACCTACGGTATCAAGTGATGTATTGCCCACCTGGAGCACGCGTGCCGGACTCTCAAGTCTCACGACGCTGGCAGACAGCAACGAGTCCCAGCATCTTCTGCTCCACAACTGACCCACCTGCTACTTTTTCACTCCCATTTTTGTCCACTGCTTCAGCATATAGCATGTTCTATGATGGCTACTCTGATTTCGAAATCTACACGGCAGTGTATGGCCGCTTTCCACCGAATGACATGGGGACGATTGCTGTGCGTGCAATCAATGCCCCATCAACTACAGCTGTACAAGTGGAAGTCAGAATTTACTGTAAACCCAAACATGTCAGGTGCTGGTGCCCACGCCCGATTCCGCGCCGGGCTGGCTTGGATAATGCAGGCGTACAAACGTCCTGGCTTGGAGACAACTCAGGTGTGGTGGCTGGAAGCTTCTTGTACATTAATAAACACATTGCACCCACTTCTCTAATGCAGCATGCAAAATTTGATTCAGATGAACTTGACCTTCAGATTTATCGTGTTGAATCACAGCATGAACAGAACAATGTAGACATCCCCCAGTGCACATGTGGCAAGGGTTGGTATTACAGTGGCCTCACTCGACATGTGCAACATGCCTTGCTCACACCACCAGTGGTCCAGCACTTCAATGCTGGTGAATTCTATCCAGAGCATTACCAAATTGTGCATCTCGCTGAGGGCCCTGGGCAAATGGGCGATTGTGGTAATGTGCTTTACTGCAGACATGGCCCGATAGGTCTGCTTACTGGATCAGCTGATGGCATCGTAGCATTCATACCATTGAGAATCTTCGTCGGGATGTTCAAGGAAGAGTACAATGCTGCTTTGGCTGAGATAAGGGCCCTTAACAAACCAGAAAAACCCAGCTTCAAAGACAGAATCCTTTCTTTCTTTTCAAGAGGTCAACAAGGCTGCACAGTTGGTATCCATCAAATCAAGCCGCGGCATCTCACTACGCCTCTAGATAAAGTAGTGGAAGATCATCCAGAAAGAGACATAACAGTTGTCCTTGCTCCACAGAATCCACCTGAGCACAAAATCGCAGGCTGTGATTGCCTACAGGGCTGCTATTACTCATCAGCAACGGGCCGCTATCACTCAATTGACCTGTGTGCACCATCCTTCCGGCTCATTAGCGGACCATATGGTGAACAATATGTGTCACATGTGATGACAGGTGAAGGTGTCGCTCAACCCGGTGATAGTGGCCAGCCAATCCTTTGTCAACATGGTATATTTGGTTTGTTGATAGCGGGTGACACCCAGAAGCACACTGTTTCCTTTGCAGACATCAGGGACTTGGCCCCAAGATATCAAATATATTCCCAAGGGTGTGCCGAATGGATTCAAAGCCTAGGCAACTCTTTTGGCGAAGGGTTTTGTGACACTGTGCGGCAAGCAATGACATCAGCTTCAGAAGAAATTAGCTCAATGCTGCCTGACTGGACAGCCATTCTGGAAACCATCATACAAGTGATCGCAGCTCTTGGCATTAACTATGTACCTAAGCAGGGAGATTGGATGAAAAAGTTTTTGGACAGTGTCAACGCCTTCAAAGGCATTGATTGGCTTGTGGCCAAAATACAAAAATTCATTGATTGGATCAAAGAAAAGATAGTGCCAGAGTGTCGGGAAAAAGCAGACTTCTTGAAAAGGCTTCCACAGTTACCAGTGCTGCATTCACAATTGAAACAATTTAAATGCTCTAAAGAAGCTGACCAAGAGACACTACAAAGAATGTACAGCAACGTGCATTATTTTGACACCTATTGCAAAAAGTATGCTCCACTGTATGCTGCTGAGGCGAAGATGGTGCGAGAGTGTGAAGCGATTCTGCAGACCATTCAGTTGTTCCGCAAACCAGGAAGCAGAACTGAGCCAGTGGCTGTGATTATCAGAGGTGCTCCAGGCACAGGGAAATCACTGGCAACAACGCTGATCGGCAACGCCATCGCCAAGAAAATCAACTCCTCTGTGTACTCCTTACCACCAGATCCTAAATATTTTGATGGGTACCTTGGTCAAAAGGTCTGTATCATGGATGATGTGGGTCAAAATCCTGACGGGGAAGATTTGAAGTACTTTTGCCAAATGGTGTCCACCACGGATTTCTACCCTCCAATGGCTGATTTGGTTGACAAGGGCACACTCTTCACATCACAGTATGTGCTTGTATCAACCAATACTCATCAGTTTAATCCACCTACCATCTCAGAACCTAAAGCGCTGCAACGGAGATTCTTCCTGGACCTTCAGATAAAAGTTGCTGATTGCTATCAAAAAGAGGGTGGCCGTTTGAATGGTGCGACTGCTTCTAAGCCATGTGACCAATGTAAACCAAAGAACTTTACGGCGTGTAATCCCATTATTTGTGGTAAAGCCATCAAATTTCAACACAATGGAGCCGTTTACAGTTTGGATGATGTGGTGACACTCATGATGAGAGAGTATGCCAACAGGGAGAAGGTGTGTGACATGCTAGCTGCAGTGCTGCAGGGACCTCCTCAGTATTTTGACGACTGTCACATCACAGTTGCGGGGCCACCTCCGGAGTGTATTAGTGATCTTCTACAGTCTGTTCGGAATGAGGAGGTTCTACAGTATTGTAAAAGGAAGGGCTGGATTGTTGAAGTCTTCCCATCAAAAGAACAAATGCTGAGAGAAAGTCAGAGGGCGATTTGCATCCTACAGTCTGTTGCCGCCCTGGTTGCCCTGTTGAGTGCCATTTACATCGCCTTCAAATTGTTCTACACTCTGCAAGGCCCATATTCAGGACTGCCCCAAAAGAAACCACAGGTTCCAACATTAAAAGAAGTTCAGATCCAAGGACCAAATCTTGATTTTGCTGTGTCAATGATGCAAAGGAACATGCGCATATTCACCAGTAGCGCAGGGGAGTACACAGCACTGGGCATTTGTGATGACCTGTTGGTCATTCCAACACATGCCTATGGAGACAACATGATGCTGAATGGCTGCCCAATTCAAGTTCTTGATTGTTGGAGTATAAAGGGATCTGAATACAAGACAGAGATAACGGTATTGAAAATCAAGACTAACCAAAAATTTAGAGATATAACACCCTTTCTCCCCACAGAGGTGGATGAGTGGACAGATTGTTGTGTTGCCATCAACACAACGAGATTCCCCAGAATGTTCTTACCAGTTGGTAATGTTACACCATCATCCAACATAGCCCTATCAGGTTACCCAACAGAAAGAGTGTTGATGTATAACTACCCCACTCGTTCAGGCCAGTGTGGTGGTGTTGTACTCAAGACGGGGAAAGTGATCGGCATACACATTGGTGGCAATGGGGCTCAAGGGTTTTGTGCTGCACTCCTGAAGAAATATTTCCCAAAACACCAGGGACAAGTCAACTTGATTGAGACGACGACAAAGCGCTTGCACATACCATCAAGAACCATGCTCCAACCGAGTGTCTTTCATGATGTGTTTGAAGGAAAGAAAGAGCCAGCTGTGCTCCACCCTAAAGATTCCAGACTGAAAGTTGATTTCGAAGCTGGTCTTCTGAGTAAGTATAAAGGCAATGTCGATGTTGACTACTGGAAAGATGATGAGATGCAACTAGCTGTGAAGCATTATGCCAGTCAGCTGCAAACTTTGTGCATAAATCCTGACCCCATTTGTGTTGAGGATGCAATTTATGGATTTGGAAACCTTAACGCTCTGGATCTTGCTACATCGGCTGGTTATCCCTATGTCACCCAAGGTGTAAAGAAAAGAGATTTGATTAGCAAGGAAGACCGTGCAACCTCAGTCAAAAATGTTGAGAGAGCCATCATGAAGTATGGCTTGGAGCTGCCCTTTGTGACCTACCTCAAGGATGAGTTGAGAAGCCCCCAAAAGATCGCGGAAGGCAAAACCAGACTGATTGAGGCATCATCTTTGAATGATTCAGTGGCTATGAGATGTGCATATGGCAATCTCTACGAAGTGTTCCACTCAAATCCAGGAACATTGACTGGTTCAGCTGTTGGTTGTGATCCAGATCTCTTTTGGTCAAAGCTTGTGTGCATGATGAAGGAACACCTTCTGTGTTTTGATTACACCAACTATGATGCCAGCCTGTCCCCTTGTTGGTTCACCGCTTTGAAGCACCTACTCACTTTGATTGGCTTTGGGAAACATAATCATTTTATAAATTATATGTGCCATTCGGTGCATTTGATGGGTGACAAAAAGTACTACGTGAGTGGTGGCATGCCTTCAGGTTGTTCAGGCACAAGCATCTTTAATTCAATGATTAATAACATCATAATTCGCACACTACTGCTCAAAACCTATGATCACATTGATCTGGATGAGTTGAGAATGGTCGCTTATGGTGATGATGTAATAGCCTCCTACGATTACCCTCTGGATGCCGCTGCCCTGGCTCGGACTGCCAAACACTATGGCTTGACACTTACCCCAGCTGACAAGAGTGATACCTTTCAAACAATGACTTGGGCTAATGTCACTTTCTTAAAAAGGTATTTCAGGGCTGATGAGCAATTTGGCTTTTTAATACATCCAGTAATGCCTATGGCAGAAATTGAGGAATCCATCAGATGGACCAAAGATCCAAAGAATACCCAAGATCATGTCCGATCATTGTGCCTATTGGCTTGGCACAATGGCCCCGAGAGGTATGCAGACTTCTGTCGCAAGATCCGAACTGTGGCAGTTGGTACAAAATTGTACCTACCAGACTATGATGTCTTGAGATATAATTGGATTAATTCTTTTTAGACAATTGAATTTGCAGATTAATAATTGGCATAACAATTAGGTTCAATTGGCTTACAAACACCCTGTCTGCAAGGGTGTAAAAAAAAAAAAAAAA